AATGAGGCATCAACTACATCTGATACAGGTGCATTTGAAACTGTGGTTTTCCCAATCGTAAGACGTGTATTCTCTAAATTATTAGCGAACGATATCGTTTCAGTACAAGCTATGAACTTACCAATTGGTAAATTATTCTATTTCGTACCAAACATTCAAAATTATGAAGTTGGTGGAACAGAAAGTGATTCAACTGGTATTCACTATGCACCGTACGGGTCACCTAACGCTGACCAAACTGACCCAAATGCTGGATACAACTATAACAACGGTAAAGACCTTTATGATAGATTTTATGAAGGTAATGAACCAGCATTAGACCCTCCAGGTTTATATGACTATTCAAAAGGACAATTTTCTGCAATTACTGCACCAACTACAAGTGTAGTTACTGCACAATGGAATAATACTACATATAATTTGGATGCAGCAGGTTATTCTGCAACTACAGGTAATCCTGATTCAAACTTCAGAAAAGTATTAGTAATTATGTCAGGTTTTGCACAAGCAGGGGCAGGTAAATTAATCGGTCCTGATGGTCAACCAATGGACAATGAAGCGTTCTTATCTGACTTAACAATTAAAGGTGTGTCAACAAACGTTTATACATCGGCTAACACATCTAACCCTTATCTATTTAGAGTTGTTACTCAAAGATACGGTAAAGGTATTGTTCAGTATGGTAATAACAATGCAACATTAACATTCCCAGACAGTTTAACTGATGGTGGTCAATATGATAACATTTGTGATGCGAACGGTTTCATCTATTTGGAAGTTGACTTACAAGTTCCAGTATGTATCACTTGTGGAGGTTCAATGGACGGTTACACAGGTTCTACATTCTCATCTTCAACAGCTGCTAACAATGCATTCATTGCAACATACAGAATCTACAAAAATTTAGAGTTTGAAGATAGAATCGGTGAGGTATCTTTCGACCTTATGTCAGTTACAGTTTCTGTGACAGAAAGAAAATTAAGAGCTCAATGGTCTCCAGAAATGGCACAAGACGTTGCAGCGTTCCATAACATTGATGCTGAGGCTGAATTAACAGCTTTATTATCTGAACAAGTTGCGGCTGAAATCGATAGAGAAATCTTACGTGACTTACGTAAAGGTGCGGCTTGGAACTTAAGATGGGACTACAACGGTTGGAAACGTCTAGGTGGTAATGCACAACCTTACACACAAAAAGACTGGAACCAAACATTGATTACAGCAATCAACCAAATTTCAGCTCAAATCCACAAATCTACATTAAGAGGTGGAGCAAACTGGATAGTTGTTTCTTCTGAAATCAGTGCTATTTTTGACGACTTGGAATATTTCCACGTATCAAATGCGGCTCCTGAACAAGACCAATATAACATGGGTATTGAAAGAGTAGGTACTTTAGCTGGTCGTTACCAAGTTTATAGAGACCCTTACTTCCCACCAAACCAAGTGTTATTGGGACACAAAGGTACATCTTTATTAGATACTGGTTACATTTACGCACCATACGTACCATTACAATTAACTCCTACAATGTACAATCCATTCAACTTTACACCAATCAAAGGTATCATGACTAGATACGCTAAGAAAATGGTGAACAACCGTTTCTACGGTAGAATCACAGTTGATGGTGTAAGAACATTTGACTTAAGAGAGTTAAGATAATCATTATCTTAATGATACTAAAAAAGGGACAAGAAATTGTCCCTTTTTTTTATGCCAACTTTTTTGAAAAAAAATATATCATATAGTAAAAATACATTATATTTGTAATATTATTTACAAATCAAATTTTAATCAACGTGAAAAAATTATTTTTTATTATCTTCTTAATGTCTCTATCATCAACGTCTTATTCTCAAGTATTTTCATTTGAATTGGATACCATACAATTATTCAAATGTCCTTCTTATTTAACCCCTAATGATGCTGTAAAGTTGAATCAATTTGAATATTATGAATTGGTTGGATGTAAAAAAAATACTTGGATGATTGATATAAATGAAAAAAAATTGAAAGTCGGTTCTAGAGAAGGAATTAAGATTATAAAATTTGATTTTGATTTGAACGAAAGATGGGTTTTTGTTGAGTTTTTAGGTAAAAACAACAAGATTCATAAATTGGCGATTGGAGCTGAAAAAGGAACTAATAAAGATGTTATCATTGTAACTAGATTGGAAGACGATATGATAAAACAGAGAGGTTATTTTGGATATCCAACGAACTTCAGAGTTAGTAAATAATAAAATAAATGTATTAAACTTATAAAAGGGATTGTTTATCCCTTTTTATATTAGTTAGTTAAACCTACCGCCTTTCTTCTGTTATCGATTACTTTAGCAACAAATTCCATGAATTGTTTTTCGTTTCCAACAAATGGTCCACTTTCAGTTGTTTGTTGAAAAAGAGCCTTTCTCCAATCTGCCGTAACCCATCTACTTCCCATTTGACTATTCAATTTTTGTAAATCAAAAGTTAAAAATCCTTTTCCGTTAAGATTATTTTTTGCGGCAACCCATAATAACCCAGTAACCGCACCTAAAAATGTTCGATATAAATTGTAACGTGAATTTTGTTTGCCCGGATTTTCTAAATCTTTCGGAGGATATGGTTTTTGTAATCCATAAGTTTGAAAAAGATATTCTTGAGTTTCGGGATAACTACCACTTGGATACCACTGTAAGTATTCAGTTAGTTTTTCTTGTGGTACGTCTTTGAAAGCAAATTTTTCAATACTGTATTTTGGGTCTTTATACATATCTTGATAGTCGGGTGTCTCTCCACCGACATAATCTTGTTCTCTGATTACTCTTTTGACAATGTTAATTAATTCACGTTCATTCAAACGTACAACTTTTTTCATTTTAACCTTTTCCATAAATATTATGTACAATTAAAATAGTTCGTCTATATATTTATAAAAAGATTTTAGTTTATCAGTCCCCAGCCCCAAAAGCTGTTGAGTATTCACGGACACGAAGGTATTGGTAACATAGTCATTAACTATTGTAAAATTAAAAAAAATGTATTACACAACAACAAACGTGAGCAAACCGACTGCGCACATCACAAAGAAAAAGTCGCGTCTTAAAATCTACAATGGTCATGTCGTATTTCTTAACGACAAAGACAATTTTGAATTTGAAATTCATAATCCAACCCAAAAATCAGTTCTCTGTAAAATTAAACTAAATGGTGAGTATATCTCAACAAGTGGTATTGTTATTCGACCAGGTCAAAGAGTGTTTTTAGAACGTTTCCTTGACACTAATAACAAATTCGAGTTCAGTACCTACGAAGTAAAAGATACTTCCGAGAATAGGGATGCAATTCAGTTAAATGGGGATGTAAGAATTGAGTTCTATAATGAACAAACATATTTACCAATCTATCAACATTTATCAAATGGAAATTGGAATACTAGTTGGTCAAGTATCAATACAGGTTCACAATTTATTGGTGGTAATGTAACTTTCACCACAACAGGAGGTGTTGGTGATTTTACATATTGTTCTAACACATCATCGTTAAGTAATAATATTGAAACAGGTAGGGTTGAGAAAGGTGGAAAATCAAATCAACAATTTACTAATTCATATAATAATTTTGAATATTTTGTATCACACAAAGTAGATTTCAAAATTTTACCATTTAATACCAAAAACAAAACGACGGAAGATATTAAACAATATTGTACTGAATGCGGTACCAAGACAAAATCAAAATATAAATTTTGTCCGTCTTGTGGAAATAAATTATAAATAAAAAAGGGGTTCCGTGAGACCCCTTTTTTTTATTTTAATCTTCTTAAAGATTTGGATACAATTTCAGATTCAGTCAAAGAAAATATACCATTTTTATAAGCCATCTGAATGGCTTTAACTATCATGTATTTTGCTTGTTCATCAGTTAAATTATCAACCAAATTTTCTATATCTTCTGGTTTATATATTGCGACTTCTTCGAATAGGTATGTGATGGGTTGTTTATCTTGTTCCATAATGTAATATCGATATATTTATAGTGTAAGTATATGAAAAGAAACAGAATTAGTGAAGCTACAGGGGCAGGAAGTTCAGGACATTTTAAGGTTCCAATAGTTCTTGCACCACAAGACTGGAAAGCAGACCAATTGGCTCCATTCAACGAACCTGTATACAAATATACGAATGCAGAATTGGCATACGAAGAAGCTGATGGGGATTTCAAAGAAACACCCGAACAAAGAAAAAAAATGGAAGATAAAACAGAATTATTATCAAGAGTTGATATGTATCTAAAAAGTTTTTATACGGGTCAAAACGACGACGAGGGTAGTAATATTGGTGATATTGAGGCCCCTGAAAAATTAATCAATCAAGCTATTGGTCCAATTAAAGAAGATTTAGCCGTTTGGTTCGGTACAAAAAAGAAACCCAAAGGTAGTAAACAACCAAAAGGGCCATGGGTTAATATTTGTCGTAAAGTCGATGGGAAACATCCACCATGTGGTAGACCTGAAGCATCTGATAAGGCATATCCAAAATGTCGTGCTGCCGGAGTTGCTTCAAAAATGTCTGATTCGGAAAAAAGAAGCGCTTGTCAACAAAAAAGAAAGGCGGAAAAAACACACCCAAAATCAGGAACAGGTAACAAACCCAAAATGACACATTATAAACCAAAAAATGAGTCATTAAGAAATTCAATCATTCAAATTCTTAACGAATACAAAAAATCTAATTAAAGGTATCAGTAATTCTAACGGTATCTCGTTTCTGAACAACAGGTAAAACCAATTTGGGTTTACTTACGGTGATGTGTTTTATTGTGTCTTTTATTTCCACAATTGGTTTTTCAACATAAATTTTAACAGTGTCATGTTGTATGACCGTTTCAACATCTTGTTGTATTTCATTTTCGGTAAGAACTTCAACTTTTTTTGGCTGATAAATTTTCGGATAAACAAATTTATAAACATTTATTAGAATTGAGGTTAGGGTTGCAACCATGAAAAAAATTACAAGTAGTCCCATGTAAAATGTCATTCTAAAAGAATTGTTCCTTTTCATTATATTGTATGTAAAATGTTTTGAAGTGAATGTTTGATATTTGAAGTGATTTCTGTTTCAAATTCTTCCCTACGTTTTTCTACTTCAGTATCAAAATATAATTTGATATGTTCCCATGATTTGTCTTCTAAAAAGATAACGTAAGAATAAACATGATTGATAACTTTAATACTGTTACTTTCAAGAATGACAAATATATCTTGTTCCTCATTTCTAATGTAACGTTTGTTAGAGATTGGGGTTAACAGTAAAATTGTTTCTTCTTTTTGTATTAATTTTTTACAGATAGCAATTGCATCACGTTCGTATTCAGATTTATGATGTGAAGGTGTGGACATTCTAACTAAAGAAATGTACCATTTTTGTACTAACCGTCTAAATTTATGTGTCATTGGTGGATGTTTATTATTTTTCCACAAAGATAAACAAAAAAATTAAATCACAAAATTAAATCTTTAACAATAAGCCCCAGAACAATGTTTTTTTCCGTCTAAACCTGGCATTTTTCCTTTACAAACTTGTACTGCGTACCCGTTTGCATATGCTGAGGGGTAGACTTTGAATTTTGCTTTAGCAGCTGCTTTACCTCTAGCACAAAGTTTGGTACCTGTTTTTTTCTTACCTTCATGGATGTCCTCGTAGTCAACATATTGTGAACCTTTATCCATTTCGTTTTTAAGGAAATCAAATACTTGGTCAATGTTTGTTTTAGCTTCAGAAATGTGGTCATCCGCCCAATCATGACCATTTTGAATAATGTCATCAATCATACTTGGGTCCATTTCCATCATCATTTCAATTTGTCTTTTCATTTGTTTCAAGTTGGAAAAGAACATGTAGTTTGCGTTCTCAACTTCTTGTTCTGATAAAACACGTTTAACAATTCTGTTCAAATCTGTTTCGGTTAATTTTACTGTTTTCATAATTTTATTGTCTAAATGAAGTGTTATTTGATTTATAATTAACTATGTTGAAAGTTAATTGTTTTTTATAAGTATCTTTTTCTCCTGAAGTGTTCACTTGAATATCTACATAATATTGGTTAGGTATTTTATCCCTTGTATCAAATATAAAATAGTATTCATTTGGTGTTCTGTTTATCGGAGTCCAATCTTGAACTAATACTTCAGTTGTTCCTTCTCTTACGTAAACTCTATAGAAAGCTGATATATTTTCCAAAGGAACTTGTCCTGTATAGGCTTTTTTAATTGTTACACCAACTTTTCTAATATCTGTATTAAGAATTTGTTCGTTTTGTAAAATACCATAAAAATCAAATCCAAATTTGGTTGGGTCTTTAGATAATGAACCAATTTGAATTCCCGCCGTATATTGTTGTAGTGTGAATTGATTTGTTACATTTGGTAATGGTTGTCCGTTGATTGT